TCAAGATGGATAATGGAAACTTCTATGCATATCCAAATAATAAAATTTTATGGTATGATGACGCATGGATAAAGAATAGAATTACTCAAAATCCAGGGTATGAAATTGATATGACTGAATATTCTGTTGAAAATCTTCGTAAAATTGAAACATCAGATGATTTTATGTACGAAGTAACAGAAATTAGGGATAGCAACCCCGAAAAAAGTTCTGATTAAACTAATCAGGTGCTAAAATGGAAGAAAAACAGGTATTGACCGAAATTTTACATGACAATTTGACGATTAAAAAGCATGATTTCAAAAAACAAGAAGAAATTCATGAAAAAATCAGAAATGATGATGATTATGACGATTGGGATTATGGAACAGAGCCTAGTTATGGAAAAATCGTGATGTAAATCACTATAAATAATTTTTAAGAAGAATGTTTGTCGATGGCATTTCAAATTTCAAGAGCATTTAAGGATATTAGTCTGTCTTTCAAAAGACATCCAGTGACTAATGACATTATTATGCTAAAAAATGAAAATGCCATCAAAAATTCTGTTATTAACTTAGTAAAAACTTATATTGGAGAAAGATTTTTTAGATCTGACATTGGAACTCCAATTAGTAGATCATTATTTGAAATTCAGACTTCAGAATTTGGAATTGAAGTTGAAAATTACATTACTCAGGTTTTAGTAAATTTAGAACCAAGAATTCAACTTAAAAGAGTAAATGTTTCATTTCCATTAGATAAAAATGAATTGAGTGTGGAAATTAATTATGATATTATTGGATTATCATTTCCAATTCAAGAATTAAATTTTGTACTCAATCCAACTCGAATATAATGCCATTTACTCAGTATACAAATTTAGACTTTGATCAGATTAAAACGTCTATCAAAGATTATCTAAGAGCAAACTCAAACTTTACAGATTTTGACTTTGATGGATCAAATCTGAGTGTACTGATAGAAACTCTTGCATATAATTCTTATATTACAGCATATAACACTAATGCTGTTGTTAATGAGGTATTCATTGATAGTGCAGTTTTAAGAGAAAACGTAATTTCGCTTGCAAGGAACATTGGATACGTACCAAGGTCTAAGAGGGCGTCCAGGGCGCAGGTATCGATCTTAGCGGAGGTTTCTGCGACAAGCACCACACCTACAGCAACACTCAAAGCAGGTATTGTTGCAACTGGATCTGCTGAGGATATATCTTTTGTGTATTCAATACCAGATGATATTTCTGTTCCAGTAAGTGACTATGATGGAGTAACTCCAAGATTTGCATTTTTTGAAAATATTGATATTTTTGAAGGAAGTCTTATCACAACAAACTTTACAGTTGACACGTCAGTAAACGATCAAAAATTCGTTCTTCCAAATCCAAACATAGACACATCAACACTGATCGTAAAAGTAAGACCTTCAGTAAATGATAACTCTTCAACAAGATATAAAAAATTAGATAATATAATTGGAATTAGTAGCACAGCGTTTCATTATTTCTTACAAGAGATTTCAGGAGAAAAATATGAAATTGTTTTTGGGGATGATGTAATTGCAACAAAATTAGATAATAACAATTATGTAGAATGTTCTTATATTGTAACTAATGGTCCAGATGCAAATGGATCTGCTAATTTTTCATTTGCAGGAATTATAGAAAACAGTACGTCCAATGTAATTACCCAAAATACTGGATTAGAGATAACAGTCAATCAACCTTCTGCAAATGGAGATGTAATTGAACCAATTAATTCAATTAAGTATTATGCACCAAGACTTTACTCTTCTCAATACAGAGCCGTTTCAGCAAGTGATTATGAAGCAATTGTTCCATACATTTACCCAAATGCAGAATCTGTGTCTGCTTACGGTGGTGAGGAATTAAGTCCACCACAGTTTGGTAAAGTGTTTATTGTAATCAAACCTAGAAATGGTGAATTGTTAGGGAATTATACAAAGAGAGAAATTTTATCAAAACTCAAATCATATTCAGTTGCTGGTATTGTACCTGAATTTGTAGATTTAAAATATCTGTATGTTGAATTAGAATCTGCAATTTACTACAACTCAAACTTTTCCTTGAGTCCTAATGAACTTTTAACAAGAATACAATCTGCTTTATCAACATATGCTTCTGGTATTGATGTAAATAAATTTGGTGGTAGAATTAAATATTCAAAACTTGTAAGTATTATTGACAATGTAGATTTGGCAGTGACTTCAAATATTACAAAAGTAAAGATGAGAAGAAATTTACAAGCAGCTGTTGGTCAAAATGCTCAATATGAACTTTGTTATGGAAATTCTTTTCATTCAAAATCTGAAGGATATTCTATAAAGTCATCTGGATTTACTATTTTTGGAAAAGAAGATACTTTATTCCTTGCAGATCAAAAAATTTCAAAAACTCGTGGATCACTATTCTTCTTTAAATTAGACAGTACTGGGAATCCATCTATAGTCAAAGCAAAAGCAGGTACAGTTAAATATGATGTTGGTGAAATCCTTATAGATACTGTAAATATAACCTCAACTGCTGCGTCAAATAATGTAATTGAAATTCAGGCAATACCTGAATCAAATGATGTTCTTGGACTAAAAGATTTGTATGTTCAGTTGAATATTTCATCCAGTAAGTTTGAAATGATTGATGACGTTATTTCTTCAGGAGATAACATTTCAGGAACAAGATTTACTTCAACCTCAAGTTTTATAAACGGTTTGTATACAAGATAGAATGTTAAACAAGAATCTTCAACGAGTAAAAATAAGTCAAGTCATCCGCAATCAAGTTCCGGATTTCATTGCAGAGGAAAATCCATTATTTGTAGAATTTCTTCAACAATATTATAGATCTCAAGATAGTCAGGCAACCCCTGCAGACATCAGTGAGAATATTGATAGTTATTTAAAGTTAGAAAATTTTCAAGAAGTTAATTACCTAACAACTTCTACAAAATTAACTGCTGACATTGAATACTATGATGAAACTATTAATGTAGACTCTACAGATTCTTGGCCTGATCAATACGGATTATTCAAAATTGATAATGAAATTATCACATATACTGGAAAAACTGCAACTAGTTTTACTGGGTGTGTAAGAGGATTCAGTGGAATCGAGAATTTACATGAAACTAATAACCCAGAAAATTTAGTTTTTAATTCTACAGTATCGGAAGATCACAGCGATAATTCGACAGTAACTAATTTAAGCAATTTATTTTTGCAAGAATTTTGGAAAAGATTAAAAGTACAATTTTTGCCAGGATTTGAGAACAGAGAATTATACGAAGATTTAAATAAATCATTTTTTCTATCAAGAGCAAAAGATTTTTATCAAACAAAAGGAACTGATGAATCTATAAAAATATTATTTAAAGTTTTATATGGTGATTCTGCATCTGTAATTAAACCAAGTGAATATTTAATCAAACCATCTAATGCTGATTGGAGTGTTACTGTAAATTTGATTGCAGAACTAGTTTCTGGAAATCCATTAAATATCAAAGGACAAACTTTAATTCAAGAAAACCCTGATGCAAGTGGTAATATTTTTAATATTGAATTGTACAGTTTGGAAGATAACGATTACTATTTGATTAAACTTAGCAAAGATTCTTTGGTTGGTGACTTTGTTGTTAATGGATTTGCAAAAAACACTATTACTATTCAAATTGGTGCAGATAAGATTACAGTAGATTCTACTTTAGGATTTTCAGAATCTGGAGTTCTATATGCAGATGGTCAGATTATAACATATAGTCATAAGAATTCAACTCAGTTTTTAGGATGCACTGGAATTACTGAAGTAATTTCTCAATACAATGGTATTCATCAATATAATTTCGTATATTCATATGAATCAATTGATGGTAGGGTGGATTTAAATTCAGAAAATCAAGTTATATTAAGAATTACTGGAACTCTTTCAGATTTCGACCTTTCTAATTCTGAAGCAAAATACTTATCCTCAGGTGATGAAATTTTTGTAAAACAACTCGGAGAAAAAATATCC